TTACGACGCTTATCCGCGGGTTTTGTCCCCGTACCCCTAACCTGTGGCACCACACTCGGTACTCCCGATTGTGAGAGAGCACAAGTTACCAAGACAAGTTAATGATGAAGTCAAACGTAAAACATTTGAGATTCACCAAAACAAGTCCCGATAGCTTACATGTTAAAACAAAACACAGACACCAGTGGGTAACCTCCTCACGGAAGTTACTACCGGTTATCAATGTTCTGCATAACAAGCCATCAAGCTTGAATGTAGAAAAGTTCTCATCCCTGGTCTCTAAGATGATTTATCATCGAGGAGAGAAGGACACAATCAAAAGACTAAAAGCCTTTCGATTAGCCCTTCAACAGTATTGTCTAAGACAACCTGTTACAGAGATTCCTTTCTGTAAAACAGATAAGGACGGATTTCCTAGTCGGATTCACTATGTGAAGCCCAACTTGGAAGATAAGTTATCAGTAATGTATTCACTATCATTCTTGCGAATAATAGAGGAATACAAGATGACACCTCAGTACGAAGTATCATCTATTACCGACCCATCATCATCTGACAACGAAGTTGTCGGGGAGATAATGGAATACATAAGAAGCAAACCTAAGATTCTGAAGGTATTACCAACAGATCTTATGTATGCGGATCTTGTAATGAGTAACAAAGCTGGACCTAACGGTCCTGCTTCGATCTCATGTTTGAAGGATCTAGCGGGTATAACCCAAAAGGCCCCTCATCTCCTAGAAACCATCAAGCGACGTATTGCGAAATACGCCGGCATGTTGAATTTCGATGGATACGAGATCCCAAGTGGGGAGTTCTTACACTCCAAACTTGTTCTTCTATCTGATAAAGCGTGTAAAACACGAGTTATCGCGATAGCGGATTGGTGGACCAATGTCTGCCTTTCACCAGTGCATAATGCATTTATGAAAGGTTTACAAAGGTTACCAACCGATGTAACCTATTTCCAGGATAAGATCAAAGATTTTATCGAAGAAATGGGGAGTTCTCTCTACAGTTCTGACATGACCGCCTTTACAGATCGATTCCCAATTGAATTGGAAGTCGAAGTAATAAAAGCGAAGTATGGTGAACAGGAAGGTTGTGATTGGAAACAACTCATCAGTGATAGGGAATTCTTCCACTCGCGTGGAAGCGTTACCTATAAAGTCGGGAACCCCATGGGCTTACTAAGCTCGTGGGCTGTCTCAACTTTTACGCACCATGTTGTGAAACATTGGTGTGCACACAAACTCGGAATTAAGGACTATAAGTACTTAATCCTGGGCGATGATACCTTAGATACTAGAGAAGACGTGTACAGATTATACACATCTACTATAGAATCTTTGGGCGTTTCTATCAGCCACGATAAATGCACTCAGAGTGAACACGGCTATGCCGAGTTCGCAAAGAGACTCTTCAGTCCTGAAGGTGAGATCACTGGCTTGCCAGTGCACTTACTAACGGGATTAAAGAGTAATCCTGAACAAGTTCTTGAACTTGTAAGGATTTGCAGGAATCGCGGGTACGAGGAGAAAAACCTCGGCCCGGGCATGGCAGCCCTACTATCCTATGGTTCTGTGAAGAACCCTAAGATGGTAGCTGACATATTAGCCTTACCAGAAATTATCACTGGCCAGCCACCACTTTATGTGGAGGGTTGGGTAAGTGATAGGGCAAGAAATCTCATTGACTGCGACGAATCGCGGTTAGAGTACACAATTAAGTGTGCTAGAAATTTCTTGTTCTGGAGTCTAGTTGATAAGATCACAATATCTCCTCAACGCCATGCCGATATCAGTCCGGTAGAAATAGAGAATAATCACCCCCTGATCTTTGCATTAAATGAAAAGATCGATGCCTACCTTCCCGCCGACGCGTTTGACGACGAGACGTGGGACGAAGATGAGTATTACATCTACGATAAGTGGATGGAGGGAGAGTATACACATATGGTAAATATACCAAGTGTGGATACTTACAAATATTACAACAAAGGTCACAGAGTGACCAAGTGTAAATTTGATGTGGCTCGTCTCTGCTTGCAAATAGCAAACGGAAACTGCAACATCCCGCTTACAAATCGTACTAGATATACTAATACTGAGTTGTATGACATCGCACTGGCAGCTATCACTCCGAAGAAAGATAGCCGGATCGCTGTCGTAACTACGTTTACGTAGGGACAACAGTGTCCACCGGGAAGTTGAAGCACCGAGAGGTG